CTGCCGGGCCTTGGTTCGATTCCAAGAGGAACCACCAAAAATAGATTTTTATTGATGAGGTTAGTTATGGCTGCACGGTTGACGGATAAGCAGAAAAAGAAAATAGTGGCTGATTATCTGGAATGCCAGTCGGTCAATCTCACTGCCAAACGAAACGGCGTATCGTGGGAAACAGTGAGAAAAGTTTTGGACAAGGCAGGAGACATTGAGGAAAAGTTAGAACAGAAAAAGGAAGAAAATACCGCCGATATCCTGGCCTACATGGAAAGTCGCAGGCAAGCAGTATGCGATATTATTGAGGTAGGACTTGCCGTTCTTCCAGAGAAGATTCAGAATGCACGCAGCGCCGCAGAGGTCACAACGGCACTTGGGACACTGATTGATAAATTCACAGCCTTTGGCGGTGGTCCTGGGAATGATGCAAAGGAAGATGGTTTGAGCCATAGTTTGCGAGAGATGGCAAAGGAGTTGGAAAGCGATGAAAATTAGTGTTTTAGGGACTGAATACACTATTGAGTATAGAAATAAAATTCAAGATATATTGTTAAATGATTGTGATGGATATTGCGATAAAACAAGTAAATGTATTGTTATCGGGGAAAAGGAAAACGATAGTGAGTTATCTGACTTTGGCCAATATCAGAGGAAAGTTTTGCGACATGAAATAATCCATGCATTTTTATTTGAAAGTGGGTTGCATGAGAGTTGGCAACATGAGCAAGGCCATGACGAGAGCTATGTGGATTGGATTGCTGTGCAATATCCAAAAATGAAAAAAGTATTTGCAGAGGCAGGATGTGATGATTAGTCTACAACAAAAGAAAATCCTTGCATTCCCATACTCCAAATATGATGCCATTATCTGTGACGGTGCAGTCCGATCGGGAAAAACCTCCATCATGATGTGGGCGTTTGTTCGCTGGGCCATGGAAAGCTTCTCTGGTCAGCGGTTTGGTATTTGTGGGAAAACCGTTGATTCATGCTCAAAGAATATTATTGTCCCTTTCACAGCTATGACGCTGGCAAAAGAAAAGTATACCATGGGTTGGCGCCGGTCAGAGAAGATACTTGAGGTGCGGCGGGGAAATACGACAAATTGGTTTGAGGTATTCGGCGGCAAGGATGAAAGCAGCGCGGCGCTCATTCAAGGGCGCACGCTGGCAGGTGTTCTATTGGATGAGGTTGCGCTTATGCCCCGTTCCTTCGTGGAACAGGCCCTGGCGCGTTGTTCTGTAGATGGAAACAAGAAATGGTTTTCCTGCAACCCAGAAAGCCCGCAGCATTGGTTTTATCTGGAATGGATTAAGAAGCATGATGAAAGAAATGCACTGTATCTTCACTTTACCATGCGAGATAACCCAGGGCTGACGGAGAAGGTCATTGAGCAGTATGAATCCATGTTCTCTGGTGTGTTTTATGATCGGTTCATTAGAGGGTTGTGGGTTGTGGCGGAGGGGCTGGTGTATCCTATGTTTGATGAGAGGAACATTACGGACGAGGTGCCGGAGAGTGGTGAGTATTATATGTCCTGTGACTATGGCACATTAAACCCATTTTCCGCCGGACTGTGGTGCTGGAATGGCAAGGTGGCTATGCGGGTGCGGGAATACTACTACTCGGGGCGGGATGAACGCAGTAACAAGACCGACGAGGAATATTATATTGAACTGGAAAAGCTGGCTGGTAATTTGCCAGTGAAGTCCGTTGTCATTGACCCGTCGGCAGCATCGTTTATTGAGGTCATCCGGCGGCACAAGAGGTTCAGGGTACAAAAGGCAGTCAATGATGTGATTCCGGGGATTGCTACTACGGCCCGATATATCCAAGACGGGACGATCAAGGTATGTCGGAGATGCAAAGACGCGATCCGGGAGTTCGGCTTGTATCGCTGGGATGAAAAATCCACGGAGGACAAGCCTATCAAAGAGAACGACCATGCCATGGATGATATACGTTACTTCACAATGACCATTCTTCGGCATAAGGTGCGCAAGGCGGGACAACAGCAATATATCCCACTGTGGGAGAGGTGATTTTTTGGTTACATATCAGGACCTGATTGCTGTGGGCAAGGACGAAAAGGCCAGAATGGGCTTTATCAGGCGGGCGATCAATGAGCACAAAGGCAGCGAGGCCTATAAAATGGCGGTAGATGCTGAACTATACTTTAAGGGCGAGAATCCGACCATCAACCGCTACGAGAAAATTATATACGATATGCAGGGTCGTGCTCATAGGGATATGTACACGGCGAACCACAAGATCGCAAGCAACTTTTTTGGACTTGATGTACGGCAAGAGGTTTCCTATCTCTTGGGCAATGGTGTGACATTTCAGAACGATGCAACAAAGGACAAACTGGGCAAGAAGTTTGACTTGGAAATAGTCAGAGCCGGGAAATATGCCCTGATTGCTGGCGTTTCATTTGGTTTTTGGAATCTTGATCATGTGGATGTGTTCAAACTGCGGGAGTTTGTTCCCCTTTACGACGAAGAAAATGGCGCGCTTATGGCGGGCGTCCGGTTCTGGCGGGTAGCTGATGACAAGCCGCTCAGGGCTACACTGTACGAGGTGGATGGATACACGGACTACATCCAGCGCAGCGGTGAAGATATGACAGTCAAAAAAGAGAAGCGGTCTTATATCCTGCATTTACGTAGCACTGAGGCGGATGAGACGGAAATCTACGACGGCGAGAATTACCCGTCCTTCCCAATTGTGCCACTAAAAAATGGTGAAGATGCTCTCTCAGAATTGACCGGAAAGAGAAATACTGTGGATGCGCTCGACCTCTGTACCTCCAACATGGTCAACAATGTCGATGAGGGGAATCTGATCTATTGGGTGCTGACTAACTGCGGTGGTATGGAGGATCTGGATGACGCAAAGTTCTTGGACAAAGTGCGCACGACGCATATCGTTCACGCCGGAGTTGAGGGGGATGAGGGAGCAACAGCCGAACCGCACACCATTGAAGCGCCGTTCAGCGGTACTGAGGCGACCATCGACATGCTCAAACGCAAGCTATACGAAGATTTCCAGGCGTTTGACAGCTCGGCGGTATCAGCTGGCAATCAAACAGCCACGGCCATCGCCGCCAGCTACACGCCTCTTGATCTCAAGGTAGATGACTTTGAGGCCAGCGTAACAGGATTTATTCTTGGGATTCTGGCCTTGGCGGGCATTGACGATGAACCATCCTACACTCGTAGCCGCATCATTAACCGGGCCGAAGAGACGCAGACCATCCTCATGGGCGCGGAGTATTACGACGACGAATATATTACAAAAAAGCTGCTGACCATCAACGGTGACGTCGACCAATACGACGCGTTGATGGAGCGCAAGGCGGCGGAGGAAACAGAGCGGTTGGAAGAAGAAACATTCCCACCGGAGGTGGAAGAGGAAACCGAGGTGACGGAGGATGCCGAAGCCTGATGAAGCCCATCGTCTGACCGAAAAGGAACTGGCCGCGCTGGAAAAGCGTATTGCCAAAGTCTACCGAGAGGCGCGGGACGAGCTTTCCGACGCTATCAAAATTTACTTTGAGCGGTTCCGTGAGCGAGACGAGGAAATGAAAGCCCTGATCGGCACGGAGATAAATGGCAAAGTCTGGACGGAGCAGGACTATAAGCAATGGCGGCTCAACCAGATCGGACGGGGAGAACGGTATCAAGACCTGCGGGAAAAAATCGCTGAGCGTATGACTAAGGCTAATGAGGTAGCGATTGCCTATGTGAACGATGCAACATCTGGCATCTATTCCCTTAACCGCAACTATGCCGCTTATACCATTGAGAGAGTGGCTGGGAATGTGGGATTTACCCTGTGGGATGAATCCACCGTGCGGCGGCTTATTGTGGAAGAGCCTGACTTGATGCCGTATTACCCAAAGAAAAAAGCCCTCAATCGGGGCATTGATCTCAAGTGGGGAAAAAAGCAGGTTACAAAGTCCGTCACCAGTGGGCTTTTGCAGGGCAAGGGCGTGGGGAAGATTGCCACCGACCTGCAAGCCCGTGTGACTGAAATGAACCGGGCCAGCGCCGTGAGAGCGGCGAGAACGGCCATCACGAGCGCCCAGAACGGCGGGAGGGGGGACAGGTTTAAAGCCGCCTCCACTATATGCATTAAGGGTAAAAAACTCCCGGGCGCC